CGTGTTTTTTTTTTATTTTATAATAGACCTTGCGGTGCTGAGGGCCGGCTTACGGTAGTGGTACCGGATACCGAAATGTTTATAACGGCAACCGGACTACAGAAAGTCAGCGGACAGCACGCGAACTACATGATCATCAACATCAACCGCGTCAGTGTTGAGGACCACATCAGAGAACAAATCTTCAACCTCCCTACTTGTCAGACGATACCTATGGTAACAAAACTCAAAGAAATCATCCTCTGACGCCACACGACTAACAATAATCTTGTCCTTGATGTTAGCCAACGTGACGCCAGCGGACCTGGCATTCCAAGAGAGTTCCAAAGGAAAGTCCCTGCGTTTCTCAGTACGAACGAAAGCCCACTCATGGGCGAAACGTAACATAAAGAGATCACGAATGGGAGGGTAGTGACGAAACTCATACGCATAACCAACAGACTTACCAGCCATATAGGCGTGGTTGGTTACGGCAGAGTTACGATTGGCGCGCATGTTAAAGCGCCCGAGCGCCTTGCCTAAGAGAGGCACCGTGAGGTGCGAACCCTCTACACGACAAGGAACAAAGACGCGGCTCAAGAAAGTGCAATCGACAAGGTGTGTCCTCCTGAAGACAGTAGCCTTCATTTGGGCATCCCTTGCAATAGACTCGTAAGTAGCGACTGCATACCTCTTGAGACCAGACATGCGTGCCAACATGTCGTCACCGAGAAGAATTGCTCTACAAGTGGTCACACCGACCCTTCTTATAAAAGCGTACAAAATGCAAGAATTCCAAAACGTGTTCCTAAAAGTGGTGTCAGTAGCACCGGTTGGAAGCATATTCTGCAACACGGCTTTAACCCCGTGCACAGAAGACTTGACAGTGAATTTATTAGACTCAGCGTGCAGCCTAATAAACCACTCCGGAGCTCCCAATCGGCGCATCAACGCCATTTCAAGGACCATGACATCAGAACATTGCATCATGTCGTTAGAAGAAAAGTCGGACTCAACATAGTCGCCTGTACCCCGTTCGATGAAAGGCGTGTAATCCGTGGGCTGCCTCTTGTAAGCAACACGGAACTTATGAGGACCCTGCATATTATCATAAGAGGAACTGAGCCTAGACATCAGTTCATTGAAAATCGGACCACTAATGGCATTATACAGATCTGTGCCCTTGTATATTACCCTAGGTGCCCAATTAGGCTTATGATCAACAAGCAAGGCCTCAACCTTGACAAACACGTCTTTTGAAGTGTAATCGCGAATCGTTGCATGGCTGAGCTGTTCAAGAGCCTCCTCCATGCGATCCCGTTTTTCCTCACCAAACTTGGACAACCAACCGGTATACAAAGCATGACTCCACTCGAACTTGGGCAATCTCTCAGGTACGAGAACCTTCACAAGCTCGAGACTGGAGGCGATGATCTCCGGCGTGGCTCTGGCGGCCGTATAATAATTGCATCTCTTTCGAAACGCCGCCAAAAAATTTTTATATCCATTATCAGGTACGATTGGATGCATGTCTTGTAACAACGGTCCTAACTGTTGCACTTCGCTACAGCTTTCAACATAGCTCTTCGGCTGGCGAAG